AAGGAACCTGAGATGTTTATGGCCTATAACAATGGTATTTCTACAATTGCAGACTCGATCCAAGTTGATGATAAAAAATCAGGAAATGGTATTGTCAGCATAAAGGAGATTACTGGTTGGCAAATTGTAAATGGCGGTCAAACAACAGCATCTATTTATAATGCATTTCAGAACAAGTTACCGTTAGATGCAGTAAATGTTCAGGTAAAACTATCTGTTATTAAGAATACGGAGAAATCGTCAGAAATAGCGAGTAATATCTCTAAGTACGCCAATAGTCAGAACAAAATTAATATGTCTGACTTTAATGCTAATGATGAGTACCACATCAAGATGGAACAGATCTCAAGAAGAACTTTTATTCCAGTTGAAAAGGGAAAAGAGACAGAGCAATGGTTTTACGAGCGTGCAAGAGGACAATACATGGTTGAGCTTAATCGCCAACCTACATCAAAAGCAAAAAATGAATTCAAGGCGTGTGTTCCGAAGAAGCGTTGTGTTTCTAAAACAGCAGCGGCTAAGTGCATGATGGCTTACATGGGATATCCGTACTATGTTAGTAAAGGCCTTGAATCCAACTTTGTGCTTTTTTCAGACAAGGTTAAGAATGGAGAAATCGAACAACCAACACAAGCTACTTACATCGATATGATTGCTAAAGTGATTCTTTTTCAGCAAATCGATAAGATTGTTGCAGGTCTGAATTTTGGAGGATATAAAGCACAGATAAATTACTATGTAATGGCTCTGATTGGAAAATATTATAGTGATATTTTTGATGCTGATTATATCTGGAAAAATCAGCTAATTTCTCCGGAAATGATAGATGTGATTGAAGATCTTGCTTTGAAAGTGTGGAACCACTTTCAAAACCCGGTTGTGCGTGGAATTAATATCAGCCAGTGGTGCAAGAAGGAAGAATGCTGGGAATTACTTCAGTCCCGTTTTGAAAATAACGAATTATAGAATCGAGTGGAAAAATGAAGAAATATAAGTTGATAGACCTGTTTGCTGGGGCGGGTGGGCTGAGCCTTGGCTTTGAAAATACAGGACGCTTTGAAACTAAAGCGGCGGTTGAAAAGAATCCGTATGCTCAAAAAACATATAAAGAAAATTTCCCGGGCGTTGATTACTATGATGATATTAAAGATATCGATTTTACATCATATAACAAAAAATATGATGGAATTGACGTTGTAATCGGCGGTCCTCCTTGTCAGGGATTTAGCAACGCAAACCGTCAGCATAATCAAGCGATAAATCTAAATAATAAATTAGTTAAGCAGTATATAAGAGCTATTTTGCAAATACAGCCTAAAGCATTTGTTATGGAGAATGTGAGCATGCTTAAGTCAGAAGTTCATAGATTCTATATTGAGCATAACGATGCAGAAACGATTAAGCACTACAAAATAAAAACGAAACCTTCAAAAATTTTTCTGCTATCAGAAGAATATGTATTTAATGGGGTAGAAGAACTTGTTTCTAATCCAGACAGTATTGCTGATAATCAATGGGAATCTGATCTTTACAGAATACTGAACATCTTTTTGAAGGATTCAACTAATGCTGAAAAGCTAAACCGCACAATTGATCGCCACATGCAGGCACTCCTAACAGTACTAAAAAAACATCGGGATGCTGAAGAGAAAAATATTCAAGAAGCAGACAATCAATTATTTGCATTTATTAGATCTGGAGCGGCAAAACAAAATCACAGAAGATTAAAAGAATTATTGGCTAAACCTTTGGCATTTCAGAAAATGTTAAATCATGCCTTGGAAATTTATCAAAACGATATTGAAGCTACATTTACAACACTTCGATCGGATGGGATAAGGCACGGTAACTTAAGAGCTAATGTGCGCTCTTGTGCTGTTTATGATTATCTGACTGGAATTTTAGGATCCGAAGAGAATGGATATGCTATCAATAACGGAATTCTTGCGGCGGTAGACTTTGGAATACCACAGAAAAGACGACGGTTTGTAATCATTGGTGTAAAGAAGAAGTATACAGATAAAGTAGAACTGCCTATTGCTCCGAAGGGGGTCATATTAACAAATGTATACGATGCCATTGCCGATCTTGAAAATCTTGCACCGATCACCACAGTTGAGACAAAAGACGACCCAGGTATGTGTATTGATAGAAAGGCACGTGAAGCAGTAACAAAATTAAAACAACTGCGCAATACAAGTGGTGTAGTATATAACCACATTGTTCCAAAAACCGGAGAGGAAGCACTTGCTCGTTTTAAGCGATTAGGACAGGGACAGAATTTCCACGATTTACCGGATACTTTTAAGGAAAATACATACACCAATGCAGACCGTACGCAAAATACGGTTTATCAAAGATTGTGTTATTCGGCACCTTCCGGGACCGTAATTAATGTTCGTAAATCAATGTGGATTCATCCGACAGTAGATCGCGCAGTTTCTGTTCGCGAAGCGGCAAGACTTCAGACCTTTCCAGATTCATTCCGTTTTTGGGGACCAAAGGATGCTCAGTACCAGCAAGTAGGAAATGCCGTTCCCCCAATGCTTGCTGAGGCGATTGCGAGACAGATACTAAGTTATATTGATAAAAATAATGGCAGATAATCACACACTAGAATCGCGTCATGTGAATATGTCGCACATACACAGCAAAGATACAAAACCGGAGGAAATAGTTAGAAAATATCTATTTTCAAAAGGAGTCAGATATAGAAAAAATGTGAGTAAAATACCTGGGAAACCAGATATTGTATTTCGAAAATATAAAACGGTTGTATTTGTTAATGGGTGTTTTTGGCATCATCATAATTGTGACAGATTTAAATGGCCGACCAGTAATGTTGAATACTGGATTCCAAAAATTGAACGCAATGTTCAGCGTGATATCGATAATAAGAAACTTCTCGAAGTTAATGGGTGGCGAGTCCTTGTTATTTGGGAATGCGAATTAAAGAAAAATGTCAGAGAAAAGAATCTGCAATCGCTTTATAAATCGATTGTTGAGGGAGGAGGCAACAAATGTTAGAAATAGGCAAGGTATATCGCTTATCCAGAAAAGAAAAAAGTCCTGATGTTATTGAAGTAGACGGTTTGCCAAACTTTTTTTACGAGACTGCGATTCCTCATGCAAACACTCAATTCGAGGTACAACGAGGAATTCATGTATTTGCGAAAGTGAAAGGACCAGATGGAAAAGAAAGAATTCCAATGATTTTTATCACTAGCAGCCCATATAAAGCAGGATCAGAAGATACCCCTTGGAAAGATGATTTTGATCCTGATAATGGGCGTATTAAATATTATGGAGATAACAAGTCTGCAGATAAAGAACCGGAAGATGCTGCAGGCAACCGCGCTTTGTTAAGTCTAATGCAAGTTTTTAGGAGCAGTGACAGCGACATACGTGCAAAAGAAGGGGTTCCATTGTTATATTTTGAAAGAGTTACCGTTGATGGAAGAGTAAAAGGTAATTTGAAATTCCAGGGATTTGGAATTGCAACAGGGGCAGAATTAGTTACTCAGTTTACACTGAATAAGAATTCTGGAAAGAAAAATTATTTCTCAAATTATCAATATAATTTTGTTGTCTTTAGTTTGAATAAGGAACAAGAAAAGTTTGATTTTGTGAAATGGATTGGGGCACGATATGATACTTCCTTAACAGCAGAAGAGACAAATCAATATGCTCCACAGTCATGGAAAGATTGGATTGGTGCTGGTGCAGGAAATCTTATAAAAGTTCGGAGAGAAGTTCCTGGGCAAAAGATCATTCGATACTCAGATCAGTTACCGGATTCAGGAAGTGCAGATTTTAAGTTGCTTACAGAAATCTATGAGTATTATACGTCCAATATGAAGCTTAGTAATTTTGAAGCTTTATCCATGGAGGTTACAAGAAAAGTAATAGAAGAGAATGAAGCTTCTTGCATGCCTGGTTGGATCCTTCCTAAGTCTGATAAGTACGAGAAGAATTTCATGATGCGTATGGATGTTGGACATGATGCACTTTCAGGAATTCATTTCCCGATTTTAGGGTATGCTAATTGTGTTCGCCCAACGCAAATGGTAGATAATAAAGATGTTGAGTCCACCTTATCAAAATTAAATCCTGGATGGGTAGCTGCGTTTGTGTCAATGTCCTTTTTCTCAGAGAGTATTCAAGAAAAGGTATATTCTGAAGGACTCCCGGTGATGATGATCAATGGGAAAAAGATAGTCCAGATTGTTAAAGACGAGCTATTTGTAACTAAGTTTACTTTAGAAGAATATTTGGAACAATTGGAAGAAAATTATAAAGTTGAAAATAAAGCGCCTCAGGAAATTGTTGAGGTTTGAAAAATGGCTCCGACGGGATAACGCCTGCCGGAGCCGCTTTTTTTAATCCTTCTGATAAAACATGCATTCATAGCCATCGGCACGGAGCACGATGCCGGGGAGCCAGGAAGATGTCTGGCCCATGACATTACAAATCTTCTGGAGGTCCGTGTCTTTCGGAACCTCGATGATTAACTCATCATGGACATGTCCGCAGATGAAGAGGTCCTTCAGATTGCTCATGGCGTTGCAGAGGACATCACGTGAAACTGCCTGGGTAATATTCTCGACAAACTTCGGACCGTAGGATTCAATCCTGGACCACTTTTTCTGAGAATCCATACCCATGTAGGTGACAGATTCAGTCCCAAACTGATTGATACCGATCTTTGGCTGAACGTAGGAGAGGCGCCTTCCGGAAGGAAGACGGATAAAAAGCATATTGGATTTCCAGTAAAACTGAAGATCACCGACGCTTGTTGGGATGTGATGCTTGATGGCCGTTTTCACCGCATCATCTACAGCCCACCAGTATTCGACGATGTACGGATTGGAAGCACGCCATGAATTTACCAGCGGCTGCAGCTCATCTTCCGTAAGGCCCATGTCTAAGGCGCCCATTGCTTTCAAAGCACCTACCGCACCGCCGTATCCAAGAGCCAGTTCTGCAATCTTGCCTTTCTGCCTCAGATGCCCGTTAATACCGTGCTTCACGACCGGAACACCGAACATCTTTGATGCGGATGCACAGTAAATATCCCCGCCGGTTTCAAAGACTTCTGATCTCCATCGTTCGCCGGCAAGGTGAGAAAGAACTCTGGCCTCGATGGCAGAGAAGTCGCTGACCACGAATTTGTATCCGGGTTTCGGAATGAAGGCTGTGCGGATGAGCTCTGACAGGACATTCGGGATGTTGTCATAGAGAAGGGAGAACATTTCGTAGTCGCCCTGCTTTACAAGATCGCGTGCTTCTTCGAGATCCGGCATATGGTTCTGCGGGAGATTCTGCAGCTGGATAAGTCTGCCGGCCCATCGGCCAGAGCGATTGGCACCGTAAAAGAAGAACATGCCGTGGCATCTGCCATCATCGCATACAGAGTTTTCCATGGCCTGGTATTTCTTGACAGAGCTCTTAGCAGACTGCAGGCGAAGGGAGAGAACTTTGCCTATATCCTCCGGCACATTCGGGATGGCAGCAGCCACTTCCTTTTTGCCGAGGGAATCGATGGAGATGCCCTTATCCTCCAGCCATCCCTTAAGCTGTGAAACACTGTTTGGATTATCAAGGCCGGTAAGGTTCTGCATGGAAATCATCAGTTCATCTTTCGCTTTGGCGTCAAAATCAATGGCATTGGATACGAGCTGCTTATCAATCGTGATGCCGCGGTCGTTAATTGCCTGATCGATGAAATATTGATCCCATACGGAGTCCGGGACCATATAGGATTCCAGGCGTTCATGGATCTGCATCTCGACTTCAACATCACGAAGATTATATTTCTTAAACAGAGCCCATTTGTCAGGAGCATCAGCAGGGTTGTTCCATGTTCTGCCGCCGTTAGACTTTGTAGGCCTGCAGGGAGAGCAGAAGTACCTGATCAGCTCGTGTCCTTCCTTCAGCTTCTGCTTGTCGAAGCCAAGAACGCTGCCTGCCATATCAAGAGAAAGCGGGAGGCCATTGTAGGCACACAGAACAAGGGAACATCTCCAGGATGCCGGATCCAGATAGTTCTGAAGGTTGTCATTGGGATCACCATATCCTTGGAAGATGTCCGGATAGTTTTTGCGGAGCCAGCTGGAAATGCAGACACGTTCAAAGGAAGCATTGAACGCCCATTTGACGACGTCCTTGCTCACCAGTGCATGAAGCAGATCATCCGGAAGGGTATCTCCGGATGCTATGTCATATACGATCGGCGGTGCATCGTTGATGCTCACACCGAAGAGAAGAATACGGAAGCTCGAGTCCTCACTGTATCTGTAGACACCGGTCTTTTTCAGATCACAGGCACTTCGAGTCTCGAGATCGATTGATAATGTTTTGATCATATTGTTATCCTCAATTAAAAGAGGCAGCCAGAAATCCCGGCTGCCTGTATGTCTTAATGCTTATGCTTGAATAGACGGCGGTATGCCTGACGGAGTTTCTTCCAGATCCATTTCAGGAACTGCCAGAGCGTAATTACTGTGATAGAGATTGCAAAGCCGCGAAGCATACCGGTTACCATTGCGTCAAGCAGGGTGTTGATTGTCGTTAAAGTTTCCATAGATTGTCATCTTCTTTCTTTAGAAAGGGCAGCGGCTTTTTAAGTCGCCGCCCGTGGGTTAGTGTTTACTGCTCAGGACAGGAAGTCATCGTCCGCATCATCTTCGTCGAGATCGGCAAACTCAGTTTCAGCATTGATATGTCCGCCGAGAGGCTCACCATCGCGAAGCTTCTGAAGGGCATTGAGCCCGCAGGCGATTCCGCGATTCCCGTTAGAATTGAAGGCGTAGAAGTTTACAGAGGCTCTTCCGTAGATGCCAGAGTAAAGTTCAGAGGTGTCGATAATCGGCTGGCTGTTGGCATCTACGATTCCCGGCTTCGTCGTGCTGTTGGCATTTAAGAAGTAGGCATTTGCATATGCCTCATCATCCGGACGCTCAAGGTCACCATCACGAAGAGGTGTCTTTAAAGCTTCCAGTGCAGGTACGGTCTTGCCGTTTCCGCGGAGCTTTGCTTCTCCGTCGTGGTAGGCTGCTTCGATTGCCTTCTTGATCTTCATTACGGTTACCTTGTCTGACTTTGGAATGATCAGAGAGACGGAGTACTTCGGAGTTCCTCCGTTGATAGCCTTAGGCTCGTTTGCGTTCAGATAGCTGAATCTTGTGTTCTTTCCTGTGATAACTTTTGTAGGTGTGTTCATAACTTATTCTCCTTTGTCTATAAAATCTGTGATTGCTGTATTGAATACGGGACGCTTGTCAGTGTCTTCGACTAATACCGGTTTTCCCTGCGGCTTATAAATCAGATCGCCCAGGAGTTCATTGAACTTCTTTCTGCCAAGCTCTGAGGTCATCGCTGTGATGCCTTTGAGCTTCTTTTCATATGGGTCGAAGCCAGCGTGTTCAACAACTTCGATTACCTTTTCTTCATCGCTGTACTTTCTGGTACTGCGGCCTTCCACAACCTTGAAGCCCTCATAATGCTTGCCGGCCAGTGCCTGTGTAAGGGCATATTCCTTCACATCAGATGCCCAGGATACGAGAGAGTCAACACGGCTCAGGATTTCGGAGATGTCTGCATCATCCAGCAAATCCGGATTGGTGAACTCGTATCTGGCAAGATCCATGTTGTAGCTTGCCCGTTCGCGGCAGGTGGCCTTGACCTTGCAGAACTGGCAGTGGTCTCCAGCTTTGAAATCACCGTTTCCTTCGATTGCCAGTCTGGCTGCAGGAACAAGAACTTCATCAGCCCAGGTGAGCAGCTCTGACAGCGGCATTTCGTAAGTGTCGAAATGTTCACGACGCGGCTGGAAAATAGAGAGCTTTACACGATCGATCGGATATAACGATCCGAAGGTGTCATAAGCTCCAAGCGCATAGCACATCAGCTGCGTGTTCTTTGCGGCACTTACGAGAACCCCAAGCCCATACTTGAAGTCCACGATGTGGAGCAAGCTATCCGATACGATGACGCAGTCTCCGGTTCCGAAGCCTTCCGGAACCCAGCGGGAGAAGTTGAGTCTCTGCTCTACAGACACGAACGGATCAGCACAAGTCTTCTTTGCATCCGCGATCTGCTCCAGACAGAAGTCTCTGTAGCTTTCCGCACAGGACTGCATTTCTTCATCGTAGTAAGTGAGTTCTTCTGTCGGGTCCTTCGCATTTCTGCCAAGTGCTGTCAGAAGAAGATACTCACAGAGGCTGTGTGCATCGGTTCCCTGCTGTGCATAGGGGCTGACCGCATCCGGCTTCGAAGCACAAAGCCTTGCGGAAGGCGGACAAGCGATCCAGCGACCGGATGAAGAAGCGGAGAGGAAAGCATGCACGTCAGGCATCAAGCGCCTCCGCTTCTGCAATGACTGCTGTATACTCTGCCGCATCAAGGCCGGTCAGATTGTCAGCGCCATGCGCATTGATGATGGATTTGACCTGTGGGCCGAATCCCTTTCTGGCCTTGTCAGCAAGAATCTGTCTTACTTCTTCCTTGGTATAAGTCTTTGCTTCTTCAGCGGCTGCAGGCTCATCCTTGACTGGCTCTGCTTTCGCTTTCTTCTTTGAAGCTGCGAGCTTCTTAGGCTCCTGTTTTTCTACGGCATCTACCGTTACAAATTTCTCACTTGGAGCGAGCTTCTCCATGACATCTGCAATACCGGTGACGATAACGCAGAGCTTTCTTAAGCTCTCGACCAGGAGGAGTACATCTTCTCTTTTCATATAAAAGTCTCCTTATCTGTTCTGTACATTGATCTGCTTGTGCTGCCTGTGTTTTTTAGGTTGTGCTCTTGGGCTGTTCATGTCCTTACCTCCGTTGTCCTTGATTGGCTTCATCTGTTAACCGACACATGAGAGATGTTTTTGTTTCCTGATTTGAAATTTCTTTCTTTCGGGAACTGCTGTCTCATTTCCGGTCACCTGTTAACCGACACATGGAGGCTCCTTTTGTTTCCTGATTTAAAATTTTTTCTTTCAGAAATCTGCTGCCTCACTTTCGGTCAACTGCTAACCGACACGTGGGGCAGCTTTTTGTTCTGCTTGGATAAAAAAAGTTCAGACCGCGTCCTTGCTTTAAATAAGGAAACAATCCGAACTTTAAAAATATTTTTCCTGCTGGAAACAAAAACACATGCTTTGTGTCGGTTAACAGTCAGAGGGCAAGAAACCCCTGGAAAGGAGTGATGGCTTATGGGTGTGCCAATGAATGCAGAAGGATACCCGGACAAGGCATCCAGGTTTGGCTATAGACCGCTTATCTATGTATGCTCACCGTTCTCTGGCGATGTTGAAGGGAACACAAAGCGTGCAAGACGATACAGCCGGTATGCAGTTGATCGTGGATACATTCCGATAGCACCGCACCTGCTTCTTCCTCAATACATGGAGGAAGAGACGGAGCGAGAGCTCGCAATGTTCATGGATCTTGTGATCCTTGATAGATGCAGAGAGCTCTGGGTGTTTGGAAGCAATGTAACAGGAGGAATGCAGCGGGAGATTGACCGCGCAAAACAGAAGGGAATGAAAGTGCGATATATCGCAGAGGAGGAAGTATGTACGAAGTAAGAGAAGGCCAGTATCTGGTCAATGATGTGGCGGTAGATACCTTCAGACGCAATGTTTACGGCGAAGCGTCTGTTATGGAAGTGGAAGCCGGCACGACGGGCATTTGCGGAGGTGAACGTGAAGAGGGAGGAAGAACCTTCATTCATATCGGAAACAAGTTCGCATCTGACTTTTTTGCAGAACTGTGCAGGGATAAGGATGGAAAGGTTGCAGGCGTGAATATTGCCGCATCCGGCGATGATGAGCTCATCGGCCTCATCAAGTGTCTGGATTTTGCAAGCCAGGTTCTTAAGGACCAGACGATGGGGGTAGAAGATTAATGGAGCTTACTCTTTTTGTATCCAAGGTTACTGGAGACGAAAAGAACTGTTCCTATCCATATAAGGTGGTCGTAAATAACCCGGATGAGCTGAAAGACGCTGTCCGGTTTGACCACGTTTGTGCAGAGTACAGGAACGGCTATCGCAGGAACAGTAACTTTGTTGTTTCAGACTGTGCAGTGATGGATTGTGATAATGATGCGTCGGATGATCCAGAAGACTGGATCACTCCGGAGGCGCTTATCGAGGAACTGGACGATGTTTCTTTTGCTGTTACCTTCAGCAGACATCACATGAAGTCCAAGAACGGAAAGACCCCGAGACCTAAGTTCCATGTCTACTTCAAGATCAGCGAGATCAGAGACCCGGATGCCTATAAGGCTTTGAAGGAGAGAATCCAGCAGGAGTATCCGTTCTTTGATGATAACGCGCTTGATGCGGGCCGCTTCATTTATGGCTCCAGGTCGGATGATGCGGTCTGGCATGAAGGGAATACCACGATCGATGTTTTTATCGCAAAAAGAGCGCAGCAGACATCACATGTGATTCCGGCAGGAAAGCGCAATGCGACGCTCAGCCGATTCGCCGGGCGCGTTGTTAAAAGGTACGGCCATGGAGATGAGGCCAAAGCAATTTTTCTTGAAGAAGCAGAGAAGTGTGATCCGCCGCTTCTTGATGAGGAGCTCAATAAGATCTGGGCTTCTGCAGGAAAGTTTGAAAAGGTTGTATCCAGTCAGCCTGGCTATGTTCCGCCGGAACAGTACAACCTGGCGCTGCCGAAAGGACCGGCTGGCTCTTTAAAGCCGATGGACTATTCCGATATCGGAGAAGCAAAGGTTCTGACCCGTGAGTATGGTGATGAATTGAGATTCAATCCGGCGACAGACTACCTCCGCTACAACGGTGTGAACTGGGAAGAGTCAAAGGAAGCAGCGACCGGTGCGACGGAGGAATTCCTCGATCTTCAGCTTGCGGATGCAAATCTTCTTGTGTTTAAGACAGGGGAAGCCTTAAGAAGCCAGGGCTGCGATCCGGCAGTCGTCAAGGCAGGCGGCAAAAAAGCTGCTGAGTCTTTGCAGGAAGATCAGGCAAGGATTTATCAGGAGTGGCTTAATGCCATTGCCTACCAGGCGTTTGTTATGAAGCGCAGGGATTTCAAATACATCAAGTCCACGCTCGATACAGCTAAGCCGATGGTCTTCATTGAGTTTGAGGATCTGGACAAGGATCCGTTTTTACTAAACACACCGGATGGAACCTACAATCTGAGAATGGGTGCTTCCGGGAAGCAGGACCATAAAGCATCTGACTACATCACGAAGGTGACTGCAGTGGAACCGGGTGATAAAGGATCGGATATCTGGGAAGACACTCTGCAGAAGACATTCCTTGGAAATCAGGAACTGATCGACTACGTGCAGGAGGTTGTCGGCCTTTCTGCGATTGGCCAGGTTCTGATTGAGGGCATTCTGCTCTGCTATGGAGAAGGCCGTAATGGAAAGAGCACCTTCTGGAACACCGTCTCACGCGTCATGGGTACCTACAGCGGCAACCTGTCTGCGGATACGCTGACTGTCGGGTGCAAGAGAAACGTAAAGCCAGAGATGGCCGAAACCAAGGGCAAGCGCCTGATCATTGCTGCCGAGCTGGAAGAGGGGCAGCGCCTCAACACTTCCATCGTGAAGCAGCTCTGTTCTACCGATGAGGTGTTTGCTGAAAAGAAGTACAAGGCGCCGGCATCTTTCATCCCGTCACATACAGTGGTTCTTTATACCAATCATCTGCCTCGTGTCGGTGCGACCGATGAGGGAACATGGAGGCGTTTGATTGTCATTCCATTCAGCGCGGTATTTGAGGGAGATTCTGATAAGAAGAACTACGGCGAGTATCTCGTGAACGAAGCAGGACCGGCAGTTCTTTCGTGGATCATGGAAGGTGCAAAGCGTGTGATTGATAAGGATTATCACCTTACGCCGCCGCAGGTCGTGAAAGATGCCATCAAAATGTACCGCAATCAGAACGACTGGCTTGGAAGCTTCTTGGAGGACTGCTGCAGCGTGGATCCATCCATGGAAGAAAAGTCCGGCGATCTTTATCTCGAGTACAGAGCATACTGCCAGCGCATGGGAGAGTTCACAAGAAGCACGAACGACTTCTATGCCGCACTGGATATGGCAGGCTTTGAAAAGAAGAGAACCAGCAAGGGACGCTTCATCAAAGGTCTGTGCCTGAAGACGAACGACTTCTTAGAATAAGTTTATTTTTGACCGGCATGGGTGTCACAAAAGAAGAAAGTGACACTCATGACAGTCTTATACGTAAAAGTCCTATAGGTGATAAAAAAAATCAGCCTATAGGAAAGTTTCTGAAATGAATGACATGAGTGACACAGCCGCTAAGTATGACGGTCATGTCAGTCCTATATGTAAAAGTCCTATAAGGGTTAAAAAAATCAGCCCTATAGAGAGTTACTGAAATGAGTGACATGAGTGTCACTGGTCTCTAAAAGGAGCAGTTATGACCGAAAAACAGATAGAAAACAAATTGGTGACGGAAGTGAAAAAGACGGGAGGCATCTGTCCGAAGTTCATCTCTCCGGGGATGGCTGGGATGCCCGACCGGCTCGTCCTTCTTGGGGATGGTCACGCCGGGTTTGTTGAAGTGAAGGCACCGGGACAGAAACCAAGAAAGCTGCAGCTTCGCCGGCACCTGAAGCTTCGAGTTCTTGGGTTCCAGGTATTTGTCCTGGATGATCCAGAGCAGATTCCTCACATCCTTACCGCAATAAAGACGGGAGGTGACAAGAGATGAAGTTTGTACCCCATGACTATCAGAAGTATGCAATCGAGTTCATCAAGAAGAATGAAAACGCACTGCTTTTCCTGGATATGGGTCTTGGAAAAACAATCATCAGTCTGATGGCAGCAAAAAGCCTCATGTATGAAAGCTTTGAAATCAGTAAGGTGCTGGTGATTGCACCGCTTCGAGTGGCAAGAGACACCTGGCCGGATGAAGTTAAGAAGTGGGAAGAGGTATCAGACCTTCGCATGTCCGTCATGGTTGGTGATGCAAGGACAAGAGAAAAGGCTCTGAAGGCAGATGCAGACATCTATGTGATCAACCGGGAAAACCTAAGCTGGCTTGTCACTTACCTTGAAAAGCACAGGATGAAGGTTCCGTGGTCGATGTGCATCGTAGATGAGATCTCAAGCTTCAAGAATCACAGGAGCCAGAGGTGGCGAGCACTTCGCAAACTTAGACCGTTCATTCCAAGGATGGTGGGCCTTACAGGTACGCCGGCCAGCAACGGACTTCTTGATCTCTGGGCAGAGGTTGCCGTAATTGACGGTGGAAAGAGACTGGGCCGGTTTATCGGAAGGTACCGGGAGGCTTACTTTAAGCCGGACAGCATGAATCCATACACCGGCGTTGTTTACAGCTATTCCCTAAGGCCGGGTGCGGAAGAACAGATCTATGACAGGATCAGCGATATCACCATCAGCATGAAGGCAAAGGACTATCTGCATCTGCCGGAAGCAGTTGTAGTAAACCATGAAGTCGAGATGGATGACGATGAGAGACAGATCTACGATGAGCTTCGAAAGGATCTTGTTGCCACCATTGACGGAGAGGATGTTACCGCAGCAACCGCCGCTGTGCTTTCCGGAAAGCTTCTGCAGATGGCAAATGGTGCACTGTACACGGACGAGGGAACCGTAAAAATCGTTCATGACAAGAAGCTCGACATGCTTTGCGATCTTGTGGAGCAGGCAAACGGACAGCCTGTCCTGATTGCATACTGGTACAGACATGACAGGGACAGAATCAAAGAGCGCCTGATCAAGGAAGGATATCAGCCTAGAGAACTGAAAACATCGAAAGATATGGAAGACTGGAATGCCGGAAAAATTCAGGCTGCACTTATCTCACCTGCTTCAGCAGGGCACGGCTTGAACATTCAGTCAGGCGGACACATCCTGATCTGGTATTCGATGGTCTGGTCTCTGGAAATGTATCTTCAGACAAACCACAGACTGGACAGGCAGGGACAGACTCACGTCGTTTCCATTCATCACATTGTCTGCAGGGATACCGTGGATGAAGAAGTCATCGCCGCCCTGGAGCATAAGGATATGACCCAGGAAAAGCTGATCGCGGCAGTTAAAGCCAATCTATGACAATTAATGACAATCCGAGGGAACTATTTACCCATTTCAATCGGAGGCAGCGCAATGAGTATTATTTGGAAGTATCTGGACAAGAGGTCCGCAACAGCCGCAGCAATTAAAGACCGCAGCAGCATGCAGTTCATCATTGATCATACAGACGAAAAGATTCGTGAGGAACATATGAAGATGTCAGCCATTGAATCACCGAAGTTTGATGACATGCCGCATTCACACAATCCAAATGCAGGAGAGGAACGGCTTCTTGCAGGAATCGATGAGATTGATGTTCTGAAAGAAAGATACCGTCAGGCCTGTGAGTACATGGCATGGTTTCGCCCGGCATGGAATCAGCTGTCAGAGGATGAACAGCTTGTTCTGGAAACCTATTATGATGACAGCTTTACGGCAACCAGTGCTGTGTATGAAATCTGTGAACACTTCAATATCGAAAGATCCAGTGCATACAACAAGAAGAACAGAGCTCTGGAACATCTGCAGGTTCTTCTGTTCGGCAAGGCATGAGTAATAACGCGGACGCTTTTATGGATTACTCATGTTAGTATGATATTAGCAAAAAGCGGCAAGATGCCAGTGGGGTAAAACCTGCTGGTTTTTTGTTTGCCCGGAAAGGAGCCAAGAGTGAGTTATCAGCACATTCCGTACCGGATGGAGATATGGTTTGCCGATCTTGGCAGCCATCCGGGAAGCTGCGTACAGGAAGGTGTCAGACCTGTACTTGTTATCAGCAATGACATTGCAAATGAACATGCAGAGACTGTGACGGTTCTTCCGATGACCTCACGGATGAAGAAGGTGTGGCTGCCATGCCACATATCGGTCAGTGAAGAGGAGATGGGAATCAGCCGCGGCTATCGCGATACCTTTGATCCATCCATTGTTCTTCTGGAACAGATCACAACCATCGGAAAAGAAGCATTCAGGACGTACGTTGGCTATGTGAAGGATGCAGATAAGCGCAGTGAAATCAGCCGTGCAGTTTCCATGCAGCTGGAAACGGAGGCCCATGATGCCAAGTAAGCCAAGGACGCCGTGCAGACACCCGGGCTGTCCGGAGCTGGTGCCTGCAGGAGAAAAGTACTGTGCAAAGCATAAGGCTCTTCACCCTGAAGAAAACAGGTCAGCAGCTGCACGAGGCTACAGTACACGCTGGAGACGTGAGTCAAAGAAGTTCCTGCAGCTTCATCCTCTTTGCGAAGAGTGCATGAAGCAGGGAAGAGCTGAGCCGGCAAGTGTTGTGGATCATATCAAGCCTCATAGAGGTGACCCGATTCTGTTCTGGAATAAGAGCAACTGGCAGGCTTTATGCAAGAAATGCCACGATCACAAGACAAGAACGGAAGATCAGACGCCAACGTATCACTACTGATGCAGGGGAGAAGTCAAAGGAGAGCACCGACCGGGGGCGGTTCATATCTCTAAAGCAGAGAGGCCCGGAGACCGCCGCCCCCTCTTCCGTGAAAAATCGCGAAATTGCATACCCGGGGTATAAGGCAAGGGGACGCAATCGCAAAATAGAAATCAGAAACCGCAGAAACCCGCGTAAACAGCGAATTTTCTGCGGTTTTTTTATGCCGGCACATACGGGTGATGGGACATGAAATCCCGTATCCGTTTCCCGGGCCTTTCAGAAATTATTTCGAGGACACGGGAACATTTCGAGGACAGAGAATGTGGAGTTTGAAAAACAAGATATCAGCGAATTCACTGCATTCTGCGCCAAGCGGTTCTGTCCCTGGTGCGGAACGCCGGTGATGGATAAGAGCCGCGGAAGGCGCAGGACCTTCTGCTCGGACAGATGCCGATGGGCATTCGATAAGCACAGAACAAGGGCAAAGAAGAAGGAGGCCCGATTACATGAAAACAGCAACGCTCAAAACAATAGCAGTGCAGGAACTGAAACCTGCTGATTACAATCCGCGAAAGAAGCTGAAGCCGGGAGATAAGGAGTATGAGAAAATCAAGAACTCCATTACAGAGTTTGGCTTTGCGGATCCACTTGTCGTAAACAGCGACATGACGATCATCGGCGGACACCAGAGACTGACCGTAGCGATCGATCTTGGGTATACCGAGGTGCCATGCGCGGTAGTTGATGTGGACAAGGTAAGAGAAAAGGCGCTCAACATTGCACTCAACAAGATCACAGGCGCGTGGGATGAGAACCTGCTGGCCGACCTGTTAGCCGACCTTCAGAACTCTGATTTCAATACAGCCTTTACCGGTTTCGAACCTCCTGAGATGGAGGTTCTTTTTAACAAGGTGGCATCCAAGGATGTGAAGGAAGATAACTTTGATGTGGATGGAGAGCTGAAAAAGCCAACATTCTCAAAGCATGGCGATCTCTGGATTCTTGGAAGACACAGAGTGCTCTGCGGAGACTCTACAGATGAAGAGAACTATGCAGTCCTGATGGATGGCCAGAAGGCAAATGTGATTGTGACGGATCCGCCTTATAACGTTGACGTAGAAGAGACCGCAGGAAAGATCATGAATGACAACATGGCCGATCAGGATTTCTACGAATTCCTTCTTGCAGCCTATAAAGCGATGCATTTAAACCTTGCGGATGATGGATCCATCTATGTGTTTCATGCGGACACAGAAGGGCTCAACTTCCGAAAGGCATTCAAGGATGCAGGCTTTTACCTCAGCGGCTGCTGCATCTGGAAAAAGAATGCGCTGGTTCTTGGAAGAAGTCCCTACCAGTGGCAGCATGAGCCATGTCTTTTTGGCTGGAAGGCAAGCGGCAAGCACGAGTGGTACTCCGACAGAAAGCAGACAACGATCTGGGAGTATGACAGGCCGAAGGCATCGAAGGATCACCCGACGATGAAGCCGGTGCAGCTTATGGCATATCCGATTCGAAATTCCTCCATGACAAACGGCATCGTCCTGGATCCGTTCCTTGGCTCTGGATCAACGCTCATTGCATGCGAAGAGACGGATCGCTGCTGCAGAGGCATGGAGCTTGATCCGAAGTTTGTGGATGTCATTGTGAAAAGATACATCGAGGCAGCCGGAACCAGCAGGGATTGCTATGTCCTTCGTGATGGACAGAAGCTTTCCTTTGAAGAGGCAGCGGCTGACATGCCAAAGGAGGATGAGTGATGGACGCAGAAGAAAGACTTCTTGAAAACGGGTATGAAGGCGTGAAGTTTCTGACAGACTTCTCCTATGACACGGCGCTCATTGGAGTGACTGATGACAACAGAGCTGTCTATGACTATGAGCTCATGGTGGAATGGCTGGTAAAGAATGAAGGCTGGTCCTATGAAGACTCTGCAGAGTGGGTGAGCTATAACACTCTGCGAGCGATTCCATACCTTGGGCCGGATGCTCCGATTGTAATCAATCGCCTGATGGATGTGACGATAGCTGTTGAAGAAGAGTAATGTGCACCATCTTTTTCCGTGTGTCTTGTCGGTAATGTCAAAGATGAATGATATCGTCGAAATGACTGGATATATGCTGCAGACAGAGTGATATATACCATACCGAAAAAAGGTACAGGCCGCTGGCCGGAAAGGGAAAAGAACATGATGCACATTGAGAAAAAGACAGAAGACAGAAAGAACATTGTAAAGAAGCTGGAGGAGATTCTTGGAGTCAAGGCAGTATACCAGGGAATGCCAAGCGCAGCCTACAGGATTGGAGACTACACCGTCACAAGAAGCGGTGCGCTGGAAGCTGAAGAGGGAAAGGCGGACTATGAAGTTTTAAATGCTCTTTACGAGGAGGGGCTCATTGAAGAGATTCACAGCGAGGAGAAGATGCAGGAAGAAGCGAAAGAAGCAGACGCAGCAGAAGCACCGGCAGCAGTTGCCATTTCGCTTCCAATGGACGGGCACACAGGGGCCACGCTTCGAAATCTTGTGAACCTTCTTTACCAGAGGGCAAGCCTAATCAACAAGGCGACAGGCGCCGGCTTTGCGGCAGATGCAGTGCTTGCAGAAGCACTGCAGGCGGAAGGCAGCATTACCAAAGAACGATTCCTTGAAATTCTAAAGGAGCATAAAGAGGAGCTGAAAGGTCTTGAGTTTACGGAAGATAAGATTACGTTCACGGGATTTGCAGACTGTGCTTCTCCAGATGTACTGGATGCAGAGATGAAGCTTGCATGCTTTATGAACAGACAGGCGCTTTCGCAGAAGCGTATTCAGCCAAAGACAGTCACAGAAGAAAACGAAAAGTACTCTTTCCGCATCTGGCTTATCCGAATGGGGATGAAGGGAGAAGAGTACAAGGAAGCAAGAAAGATCCTGCTAAAGAACCTTTCCGGCAACTGTGCATTCCGCACTGAGGAAGAAGCCAGAGCTTTCAGCGATAAGCAGAAGGCAAAGCGCGTCGAAGCAAAGAAGGTGCAGGCATGAGGAAGCTTCCGGATAGAGAAACGGTTGAAAGAATCAGGAAACGGTATCCGGCTGGAACGAGAGTGGAGCTTCTTAAGATGGATGATCCGCAGGCACCTCCTGCCGGAACAAAGGGAACCGTTCAGGGAGTAGATGATCTTGGAGACCTGATGGTCTTCTGGGATAACGGAAGCAGCCTGAATGCAGTATATGAAGAAGACAGGTGCCGCATCATAGAGTGAACGAAAATGCCGGAATTTCATAGAGAATCCTGGCATATTTATTTGCTCGAAATGACTGGATATCGTCCGGCTTTAGAGTGATGTATATACACACGAAAAGGAAACGGATAAAGCGCAGGAGGATAAAACATGATCACAACAGCAGGCGGCGATACCTATAGAACAGCCGATGAATTAAATCTTCAGTATTACATTGACCTTGCAGCAAAGCAGGTTGGAAAAACACACGAACTTCGATTCCAGAGCAGAGCAAAACGGAGTCAGAAGGCAGGCGAGTTTGAGATTCTCGAGTTTGAAGAAAAGAACGCCGGGTGGAAGCTGAACGACTTCTACCTTGAAAGAGGGCAGGAAGTTATTACAGGAGCAGATCTTGGCACCTTTACAATTCAGCTCCATGACACAAAGTTTTACAGAGAAAAGATCATGCGCTTTAAGGTTCAGGCCTATGTTCAGGATAAGAACGGCACCAATGATCACCTGTTCATCAGCACCGTGAATGAGGAATCCGGCAGAAGAATGAAAGCCTACATGTTCCCAATTCTAAACTGGGATTAAGCCATAAATGTACCAGAGCTTTACCTGAAACTTTGGTACATATTCTGGTCGAATCTACTGGATATATATGGCCGGCAGAGTGATATATAGACTACCAAAACATAGGAGGCAAAAACATGAAAAACACATATTTTGACAACATGAGAGCAGAGAGCGACGCATGGCGTGCAGCAAGAGACATTCGAAGAGCAGAGAAGCAGGAGCTTGAAAACAAGGAAGACTGGGATGCGGTTAAGGCATGGAACGAACGCGAAAAAACAGAGTTTCCTTACCCGATCAGCAGAGGCGCCGGCAAGGCATTACGAGCTTACGAAGACACCAACTGCTGTGAAGCAAGCGAGTTCATGGTAAGAGAGCTTCCATGGGAAAGCGGCACCGCTGAGGATTTTGTAAGAACCATGAAGGAAGCAGGAATCACAGAGTTTGTCACCATCGACGAAAGCACAGCACTCATGAGAGTTCTTCACGAACTGGACGGCCTTGGCTGCAGGATGGTTGGGCTTGCCGCCATCACGGTAACGGATAGCTGGAACAACAGACGCGTTGAGAAGAACGGCATCAGAATGAGAATTGTCTAAGGAGGAAAGAAAAATGTGGCATGAAGGAACCATTGGAATTCCTCTTAAAGACGAAAGCTATAAGGCGGCACACTACCAGGTAAAAAGCTATGATGAGCCTTCCGAAGAGTACGGGATCAACGGAGGCAGAATTTCGAAGCTTTCCATCAGGATTGATGGAGAATACACCTGCAGCTATGACAGGGGCTGGGATATCGAACCAGAGAAAGGCTCACCGACAGAACTTGCCTTCTGCATCCTGCTTGAAAACTACAACTGAGAAAGAAAGGATGAGCCCTTTGGGGCTTTTCCTCGTATATGGATATTTTTGATGGACCTTGAAAGGGTCCTGTTTTTATGCAAAGGAGAAAACGATGATTGAAAAAGTAAATCCGGGGCATCCGGATAAGATTGCAGACCGCATTGCCGGAGCCATAGTGGACCTCGCGTATAAAGCCTGTCCGGATCCAAAGATTGCTGTGGAAGTCCTGATCGGACACGGGAACTGTCATGTGATTGCTGAAAGCTCTGCAGCTATCAGCGACAAGGAGATTAAGGCAGCAGTAAAAAGAATCGCCGGAGATGTTCAGTGCGATATCCTGACGGTTCCGCAGGATGAGCATCTTGCAGAGAACCAGAAAGAAAAGATGCGATGCGGAGACAATGGAATCTTTAGAGGCATGCCGCTTACAGAAGAACAGAAGAAGCTCTCAGAGATAGCAAGAGATATTTACCGTCAGTATAAAAGCGATGGCAAATGCATTCTTTCAGGGGATCAGCTGATTATCTGTCAGAGTAATGCCAGCACAGAAGAGCTGAGGGCAATGTACCCGGATGCTGTTATTAATCCTCTGGGCGACTGGAGCGGAGGAACAGATGTGGATACAGGTGCTGTCAATCGAAAGCTTGGATCTGATATGGCAGATTCCGTAACCGGCGGAGGACTTCATGGGAAGGACCTCTCAAAGGCTGACGTTTCGGTCAATATTTATGCGTTCTTAAAGGCACAGGAGACAGGGCAGCCGGTTGAGCTTTGCTGCGCGATTGGCGATGAGACAGTCGGAGGCGTTCCCTATTCCGAGATTGTTGCAGCCGCCAGTCAGTTCATTTCTCACATAGGAGGTTTTGAAGCCTTCGCAGAGTGGGGACTGTTTTAAATTTTACCGGCATGAAAGGAGGCGAAGCCTATGGCATCCAGAGGAAGAAAGCCTACGCCGACAGCAATCAAAAAGCTGGAAGGCAACCCGGGCAAAAGGCCGCTGAACGATAAAGAACCAAAGCCAGAACGCAAAGCGCCGCCTTGCCCGAAGTGGCTTGATAAGGAAGCAAAAAGAGAGTGGAAGCGCCTGGCATCCAAAATGGAGATGATGGGTGTTCTTACTGAAGTAGATATGGCAGCCTTTGCCGGCTACTGTCAGTCCTATGCAAGATGGAGGGAAAACGAAGAGTTCATTTCCAAGAACGGATCACTGGTCCGTACGCCTTCAGGATACTGGCAGCAGGTGCCGCAGGTCTCTATGGCGCAGCAGTACCTGAAGCAGATGGGAAGGTTTGCAGAGCAGTTCGGTCTTACGCCGGCTTCCAGGTCACGAATTATTTCTGACGAGAATTCCACCTGCATTTCCGATGAGATGGAAGAACTGCTGGGAGGTGGAAGCTGATGGCGGAGGAAAAGCGTCCGGCGGACTACCCGACGCTTACTGACTACAAGCCGTCCCGGTTTATACTTCCAACTTCTCATTATGACAGGGGGAAAGCAGACCGTGCCGTTAAGTTCATAGAGAACCTGAGGCACACAAAAGGAAAGTGGGCAGGAAAGAGGTTCTGGCTTCTTCCATGGCAGGAACAGATTATTCGTGATCTTTTCGGAATCGTAAAGCCGGACGGGAAGAGACAGTTTCGCACGGCCTATGTCGAGATCGGAAAGAAGAATGGAAAATCTGAGCTTGCAGCGGCAGTTGCCCTGTATCTTTTGTATGCAGACAGCGAGCCATCTGCGGAAGTCTACGGCGCAGCAGCTGACAGGCAGCAGGCATCGATTGTTTTTGATGTAGCGCACCAGATGGTCAACATGACGCCGGCACTTCTAAAAAGATCAAAGATTATGGCGGCTACGAAGCGAATCGTGAACTATACGAATGCCGGCTTTTATCAAGTGCTGTCGGCAGAGGTGGGAACGAAGCATGGCCTTAATGTATCTGGCCTCGTGCTTGATGAGGTACACGCCCAGCCGAACAGAAAACTGTACGATGTCCTTACGCAGGGGTCCGGTGATGCAAGAGAACAGCCGCTGTTCTTTCTAATTACTACGGCTGGAACAGATAAAGAATCCATTTGCTACGAGCTTCATCTTAAGGCTAAGGACCTTTTGTCCGGGCAGAAGGTGGACCATACTTTTTACCCGGTAGTCTATGGGCTGACAGAGGAGGATGACTGGCATGATGAAGCAAACTGGTATAAAGCGAATCCGAGTCTCGGACAGACGATCAATATCGAAAGAGTCCGGGAACATTATCATCAGGCTCTGGAAAATCCTGCAGAGGAGGCTGTCTTTAAGCAGCTGAGACTGAACTGCTGGATTTCTTCAACAACCGCATTTATTCCTGAGCAGGTTTTTGACAAGGGAAATGAGCCAATCAATATGGACAGCCTTAGAGGCAGAGAGTGCTATGGAGGCCTGGACCTTTCAAGCACAGGAGATATCACGGCTCTTGTTCTGATGTTTCCGCCAAGGGATGAGACAGAGAAGTATATCTGCCTGCCGTTCTTCTGGGTGCCTGAAGATACCATTCCGCTCAGAGTGCGAAGGGCATCGGTTCCGTATGATGTCTGGTACAGAAAAGGGTTCCTGAATGCTACAGAAGGAAACGTCATCGACTACAGCTTCATTGAGAAGTTTATCAATGATCTTCAGAAGGTTTACAACATCAAGGAAATCGCAGTCGACAGATGGAATGCGACCATGCTGATCCAGAACCTGGAAGGAGACGGATTCACAATGATTCCATTTGGACAGGGGTTTAAGGATATGAGCCCGCCGACAAAGGAGTTCTATAAGCTGATGATGGAAGGAAGGATTGTTCATGGCGGAAATCCTGTGCTTAAGTGGATGGCCATGAATGTAGTTGTCGACAGAGATGCTGCAGAGAACATCAAGCCTACCAAGGCAAGATCTCCGGAAAAGATTGATGGAATTGTAGCGTCCATCATGGCGCTGGACCGATGCATTCGTCATGAGAATGCAGAGAGCGTCTATGACAGCCGGGGACTTCTTATCCTGTGAGAAATTAGATATGCGTTTTATTTTTATCCTGGCGATCACTGTATTTGCAGCGGTCGCTTTTTTGGCGGCTGCCGGTCTTATTGTGATCAAAGCAGTGTTTGACAAGATTATGGAGGAAGCATAAATGAGCTTAAGAGATTTATTTCATTTCGGGAAGGCAAGAGCAGATCCAAAGGACAGTACTGCAGGATCCGGCTATCGTTTCTTTTTTGGACCTGCGAGTTCCGGAAAGCGCGTGACGGAGAGAAGTTCCATGCAGATCACGGCAGTCTATGCCTGCGTTCGAGTGCTTTCTGAGGCAGTGGCAAGCTTGCCGCTTCATCTGTACAGGTACGACGAGAAGGGGAGCAAGCAGAAAGCCATTGATCACAATCTGTACTTTCTTCTCCATGATGAGCCGAATGAAGAAATGTCCTCGTTTGTATTCAGAGAAACGATCATGACGCATCTGCTTCTGTGGGGAAATGCGTATGTGCAGATCATCCGAAACGGGCGTGACGAGATTGTGGGTCTCTATCCTCTGATGCCAAACAAGATGACGGTTGACAGAGATGAGGATGGACACATTTATTACACCTATCAGTGGAGCAGTAATGAAGCACCGATCAATAAGACAAGCACGGTGATTCTGACGCCGCACGAAGTCATGCATATCCCGGCACTGGGATTTGACGGAACAATCGGCTACAGTCCGATCGCAATGGCAAAGAATGCCATCGGCTTATCGATGGCTGCGGAGGAGTACGGCTCCAAGTTCTATGCAAACGGTGCAGCTCCTGGCGGCGTCCTTGAGCATCCGGGTGTTTTAAAGGATCCGGAGAAGGTGAGAGATTCCTGGCAGGCAGCATTTGGCGGAAGCCAGAATGCAAACAAGGTTGCGGTTCTTGAGGAGGGAATGAAGTATGAGCCAATCAGCATCAACCCGTCTGAAGCACAGTTTCTCGAAACACGAAAGTTTCAGATTGATGAAATTGCGCGAATCTTCAGAATCCCGCCGCATATGATCGGTGATCTGGAGCATGCGACTTTCTCCAATATCGAGGAGCAGTCGCTGGAATTTGTTATTTATGTTCTTCAGCCATGGCTTTCCCGCATCGAGTCATCGATTGCAAGGTCGCTTCTTGCACCAAGGGAGAAGCGTCAGTACTTTGCCCTGTTTAATGTCGATGGTCTTCTTCGCGGCAATTATCAGAGCCGCATGCAGGGCTATGCAACCGGCATCAACAATGGCTTCATGTGTCCGAATGATGTAAGACGCCTCGAGAACTGGGATCTTATCCCAGATGAGGAAGGCGGCAACCTGTTTATGGTAAACGGAAGCATGACGCCTTTAAAGATGGCAGGCGCTGCATATGGCAATGGTGCACAGTCTTCTGATGAGGAAGAGGACAGGCAGGATGAAGAGAAAACAGAGAATAGAAGCAAAGCCCGAAGGGGCAGGTCTAAAGGAGGCAGCTAATGGATAAGTTTTGGAAATGGGTCAGGAACAAAGCTCCAGACGGAGCAGGCCCTGATACAGAAGAAAGAACCCTGTTTCTAAATGGAACGATTGCAGAAGAGTCGTGGTTTGACGATGACGTCACCCCGGCTCTTTTTAAATCTGATCTTGAGAGTGGAAAGGGTGACATCACGGTGTGGATTAATTCGCCGGGAGGTGACTGCTTTGCAGCCGCCCAGATCTACAACATGCTCACAAGCTATGCAGGGCATGTAACCGTGAAGATTGACGGACTTGCAGCGTCTGCTGCATCGGTCATTGCCATGGCAGGAGATACCGTACTGGTAAGTCCTGTATCCATGCTGATGATCCATAACCCGGCAACGATGGCAATGGGAGATCGAGCTGACATGCAGAAGGCAATCGAGATGCTGGATTCGGTGAAGAATTCCATCATCAATGCCTATGCGGCAAAGACCGGACTTTCCAGAAACAAGCTGTCAAAGCTTATGGACGATGAAACCTGGATGGATGCCAACATGGCGGTCGAGCTGCATTTTGCAGATGAGGTCATGAAGCGTCCAGATCTTAAGGCGGATGAAAATCCAAAAGAGGAAGCGTCAGATGATGGAACGAATACAGAATCTGACAAGGATGAGCCGGAAAAGAAAGCATCCGGCATGCTGTTTTCTTCCAGACAGCTTGCACAGGCTTTCACAAATAAAGTAAACAGGCACTTTGCGGCGGAGAAGACGCCGGAAGCCACAAATGAAATCGGGATGCGTGATGCAGATGAACTGCAGAAGCGTCTCGATTTTTTGCACTCAATCATGTAAGGAGGAAAGACACATGAATATTCAGGAGCTTATAACTAAGAGAGCGCAGGCGTGGGAAGCGGCAAAAAACTTCCTTGACTCTCATCGCACCGAAAAGGGTGTGCTGTCTGCAGAAGACGGTGAAACCTATGACCGCATGGAAAAGGAAATCACTGATCTTACAAAGGAGATCGAGCGTCTCAATCGTCAGAAGGCTATCGAGGATGAGCTTGGAAAGCCTACTGCCAGACCTCTTGCAGGTCAGCCTATGAAGGCAGATGACAGTGAGCCGGAGAAGAAGGGACGTTTCTCTCATCAGTATGCAAAGGATATGATCACGGCGATGCGTTCCAACTTCCGTCAGGTATCCAACATTCTTCAGGAAGGCGTGGATGCAGATGGCGGTTATCTTGTTCCGGATGAGTGGGATTCCCGTCTCATTGATGTTCTTGATCAGGAAAACATCATAAGAGGCCTTGCAACTACGATCACTACTTCCGGAGAGCACAAGATCAACATCGCAGGAACAAAGCCTGCCGCTGCCTGGATCGAGGAAGGCGGAGCACTGACTTTTGGCGATGCTGCTTTCGATCAGAAGATCCTCGATGCTCACAAGCTGCATGTAGCAATCAAGGTGACAGAAGAGCTTCTTTATGACAATGCCTTCGATCTTGAAAGCTACATTACGACTCAGTTTGGCAAGGCACTGGCAAATGCCGAAGAGGATGCTTTCCTTAACGGCGACGGTTCCGGCAAGCCTTACGGAATTTTTGATGCCAGCAAGGGCGGTCATGTTGCAGTTGAGCTTGCAGGCACAGCCATTAAGACGGACGACATTCTGACTCTTATTTACAGCCTGAAGAGACCGTACCGAAAGAATGCTTCCTTTATTCTGAATGACTCCACTCTTGCAGCAATCAGAAAGTTAAAGGACAACAACGGTTCCTATATCTGGCAGCCTTCCTATCAGGCTGGTGAGCCGGATCGTATCTGCGGCTATGAGGCTCATACCTCTGCGTACTGCAATGGCCTTGAAGCCGGAAAGGCAGGAATTGCCTTTGGTGATTTCAGCTACTACAACATCGGTGACCGCGGCACGCGTTCCTTCCAGGAGCTTCGTGAGCTGTTTGCCGGCAACGGTATGATCGGCTACGTAGCAAAGGAAAGAGTCGACGGTATTCTGGTGCTTCCGGAAGCTGTCCAGATCTTAAAGTGCGGCGGAACAGCAAGCGATCATGCCTGATTGCTGCAGGTAATTAAAGCTCTGCATCTTCGGATGCAGGGCTCATTTTATAGGAGGTGCTTATGATCTTGCTTGAAGAAGCAAAGCTGTACCTGCGCGTGGATGCAGAGGATGAGGATGCAGTGATTGCTTCGGAACTTGAAGGCGCCAGGAGACTTGTTGCCGGGATTCTCAGGAAGGATGAGCCTGCGGATGAAGACAGCCCTCTTGTGAAGGCGGCAGTTTTATACACGCTTGCATACCTTAATGAGCACCGGGAAGAAGCTGATCACCATGCTCTGACGATTACTCTTCGAAACATGCTGTTCGGAGAAAGGGAGCCGAAGTTCTGATGAATATTGCAGCGATGAATGTACGCATTACCATTCAGGAAAATTCGGTAACCGCAGACAGGATTGGAAATCACAGACTAGAGTGGAAGGATCTTTACACCTGCTGGGCAACGTCGGTGCAGGGCGGAGGGGGAGAAGGCGCAGAAGCAGGAACTACGAACAGCCATGATTCTTTGGATTTTACTGTTCGGTATGCAAAGAAGCTGGCTGGCCTTGATTCTACAAAGCTTCGCATCGTTCATGACGGTACGATCTACAACGTGACATCCATCGATCCGATGGGATTTAAGCATAACAGCTTGAAGTTCAAATGTGAGAAGGTGAAGCGATGAGAAAAAAGATCAGCCCGGAAGAGCTCGAAAAAGAGATCATGCGTGATCTTAATGAGTACGCAGAGGACGCGCAGGATATTGTCAAAGAGGCGGTCAGCAGAGCCGGTGAAGATGCAAAGAAGCAGCTCAGGGAAAATTCACCGAAGGATACAGGAAAGTATGCAAAGAGCTGGGCGGTAAAGACCGTGAAGGAATCTGCGTCCGAACTTGATGTGGTCGTTCATTCAAGAAAGCTCTATGGTCTTACGCATCTTCTTGAGAAAGGCCATGCAAAGCGCGGCGGAGGAAGAGTTCCTGCCAGGGTTCATATTGCTCCGGTTGAGCAGGATGTGACCGCGAAACTGGAAGAGGAAATTAAAAGAGGACTGAGCTGATGGAAAGAATTGCAGAACTTTTAAATAAACTCGGGATCCCCTTTGCCTATGACCATTTTGCAGAAGGCGAGAGTCCTGATCCGCCGTTTGTCTGCTATAGAGTTCCGAACACGGAGAACTTTGGTGCAGACGGCGTTGTTTACTTTGGAATCAATGTTGTAGACATCGAACTCTATACGGATTTCAAAAGTTTGGAAACGGAAAAGAAACTGGAAGATCTCCTGACAGAATATGGAATCTTCTATGAAAAGAATGAGGCCTTCATCGAGTTAGAGAAACTCTATGAGGTGCTCTATGAATTTGAGGAGGAAGCGTAATGCCGAATAAGAAGAATAAGGTTAAGTACAACCTGAAAAACGTGCACTATGCCATTGCGACAATTGCGGAGGATGGAACAGCGACTTTTGCGGTTCCTGTCGCATGGCCGGGTGCCGTTAACCTTTCTATGGACGCGCAGGGTGACCAGACAATCTTCTGGGCGGATGGCGTTCAGTACTATGTCACCAATGCAAACAGCGGCTACAGCGGTGACTATGAGTCTGCGATGGTTCCAGAGGACTTCCGCGAGAATGTTCTTGGTGAAATCAAAGATAACAATGGCGTTCTTATTGAGGATGCGGACGCACAGCCGGTGCACTTTGCACTGCTGTTTGAGTTTGACGGGGATGTAAAGCAGATCCGTCACGTGCTCTATAACTGCACAGCGACAAGACCGTCCGTAGCATCTGCCACCAAGGAGGATTCCATCGAGGTCCAGACAGAATCTCTTACGATCAATGCCACAAGCATCAAGGATGCAACGCTTGACAGGAATATCGTAAAAGCAAGATCCAGTGTGGATACTGCAGATGCCGCTTACAAGGACTGGTACAAGAATGTCTATGTGCCGGTTCCTAAGACAGCATCCGCTGCAGCAAAAGTATAAAAGACGCCGGGGCAGACCATATGTCCCGGCTTGTTACAGGAAAGGGAAAAGATATGTTTAAAGAAATCACGCTTAGATGCACAAACGGGCAGGAAGCACCGTTTGGCTTTTTAGCTACCGGAACGACTGCATTTCGCTATAAGCAGGTGTTCCATCAGGACCTGATGATTCTTTTGAACAAGATGGAGAATGATCAGGATGATCAGACTGACATGACAGTCGGTGAAAAGCTTGCATTCATTATGAATGCGCAGGCAGAAGGCAAGGAAATGAATCAGCTCAACGTGGAGAAGTTCCTTGAGTGGGCGGATCAGTTTGATGGTGCAGAGCTGTTCATGCATATGCAGGATTTTGTCACGCTGTATCTTGGCTCCAGAAAGTCCACATCAAAGGAAAAAAAAGCAGCCGCCCAACTGAACGGGAAGTAAACACTGCGGTGTTTATGCTGCGTGCAAAGCAGCTGGGCTTTTCACTGGCTGAGCTTGAGCAGGTGGAGGAAGGGCTCGTGATGGATATGATCATCGAATCCGGCAATGACCTGCACGATGACGAGTACTGCCAGGTTGCAACGCAGGCAGACTTTGACGCCTGGTAATTGGGAAAGGAGAACTTTATGGCCGATCGTATTAAAGGCATCACAATTGAACTGGATGGCGATACCACAAAGCTCTCAACTGCTCTGAAGGGCGTCAATAAAGAGATTCGCGGCACGCAGTCAAATCTGAAGGATGTGAATAAGCTCCTTAAGATGGATCCGGGCAACGCGGATCTGCTTGCACAGAAACAGAAGTATTTAACGGATTCCATTGACGCAACAAAGAAGAAGCTGGAAGAAGAGAAGCTGGCTCTTCAGCAGCTGAAGAATGGACCTGAGACAGAAGAAACAAAGAAGCAGCAGGAAGCATTAACCAGAGAGATTGAAGCAACGACTCAGTCCCTGAAAGGGTTGGAGGATGAGTATAAAAGCTTTGGGTCTGTGGCATCACAGCAGCTTCAGGCAGCCGGCGACAAGATAAAGGAAGTCGGCGGCAAGGTAAGCGATGCTGGAGAAGGACTCACAAAAGGCATCACGGTTCCTGTGGCAGCTGCCGGTGCAGCTTCTGTAGCGGCATGGAAAGAAGTAGATGAAGCGCTGGATACCGTGACCATTAAGACCGGTGCTTCCGGAAAAGCTCTCGAAGACATGCAGCAGAGAGCAAAAAGTGTAGCGGAGACAATTCCGACAGACTTTCAGACAGCTGCAGATGCTGTCGGTGAAGTAAATACCAGGTTTGGTCTGACAGGTGATGCCTTAGAAGAACTATCCACAAAGTTTGTGGAGTTTGCAAGCCTGAATGATACGGATGTATCTACCTCTGTTGATAATGTTTCTTCCGTATTAAATGCATTCGGCATGGATGCAAAAGATGCCGGCGGCATGCTCGATGTTTTAAACAGCGTCGGACAGGCGACCGGCCTTTCTATGGATGCACTTGCTTCTGATCTTTATACAAATGCTGCGCAGCTTAAGGATATGGGCCTCAATGCCGTTCAGTCCGCGCAGTTCCTTGGAAATGTTGAGATGTCTGGTATGGACGTCAGCGTTGCCATGGCCGGCATGAAGAAAGCAATGAAGGCGGCAGCTTCGGATGGCATCTCTCTCGATGAAGCTTTGAAGGGATTTTCAGAGACCATGAAGGGAAATGGTTCTGAAACAGAGAAGCTGCAGGCTGCCTATGATCTGTTTGGATCGAAAGCCGGCGCTGCCATCTACAATGCAATGGAAACGGGAAAGCTGTCTTTTGACGGCTTTTCTTCTTTTATGAAGGATTTTGCCGGCAATGTGGAAGACACGTTCAATGAAACACTGGACCCGCTGGATCAGATGACGGTTGTCATGAACAATCTGAAAGATGTTGGCGCTCAGCTCGTTGATGCAGCAGGTCCTGTTCTTGTGGATGTTCTTACAAACGTGAAAGATGTTGTTGTAGGACTGAAAGGAGCATGGGAAGGGCTGTCACCCGGCATGCAGGAGGCCATTGTCAAAGCGGCTCTTATTGCGGCGGCAGTTGGTCCGGTGCTTGTGATTATCGGTAAGGTCATTACCGCAGTCGGAAGCATTACCTCTGCAGTCGGTGCATTTTCCGGCTTTATGAGTGCAACTGCAATTCCTGCAGTCAGCGCAGTCATTCCGGCCATTGCTCCGATTCTTCCAGTCATTGCTGCAGTCGCTGCAGCGATAGCGGCAGTCATTCTGATAGTGAAGAACTGGGGTGCAATCTCTGAATGGTTTAAAGGCGTCTGGGAAACGGTATGCAGCGGTGTTCAGACAATCGGACAGGGGCTTGGGGATTTCTTTTCCGGGCTTTGGGATGGCATCAAGGCAGCAACAGAAACGGTCTGGAACGGAATGAAGACAGGACTTTCCGCAGCGTGGGAAGGCATCAGGAGTACGGCATCCACTACCTTTACAGAGATTAGAGACAACATTGGAAACGCATGGGAGAATGTGAAATCAGCAACTTCCGAGAAGTGGGAGAACATCAAATTCACCATCGATGAAAAAGGCGGCGGCATTAAGGGCATTATCGGCACGGCCCTTGATGGATATAAGAGCCTCTGGACGGAAGGCTTTGATGTGATCAATCAGGTGACTGATGGAAAGCTTCAGGATACATTATCCAGTGCAGAAGATAAGCTTGGTCAAATCAAGGATACCTTCGGCAGTGTTATGGATGGAGCAAAGGGCATCGTCAGTGACGGGCTTGATCGAATCAGGAATTTCTTCTCCAGCTGCCATCTGGAACTTCCGCATATTAAACTTCCGCACTTTAGCATTTCCGGCAGCTTTTCCCTGGATCCGCCATCCATTCCGCATATCGGAGTCGAATGGTACAGAAAGGCTATGGATGATGCCTATATCTTAAACAGCCCGACGATCTTTGGAATGTCTGGAAGAAAAATGCTGGGAGGCGGCGAAGCCGGGCAGGAAGCGGTTGTCGGAACGGAGAAGCTTGCAGAGATTGTTCAGGGTGCCATTGCCGGCATGGGCGGCGGTACAACGGTCATTCCTGTCTATATCGGACAGGACCGCATCGATGAGATTGTTGTAAAGGCGGCACAGAGAAATCAGTTCAGATCAGGGAGGAGATAAATGCTAAGTGAATATCCTGTTTACTTTGATGACACAGAAATCTTTACCCCTGAGACCTGGGATGAAGATTATGAAGTTGTCGAAAGTACAAACCAGACAGAAGCAGGTACGGATCAGGTGATTGTCGTTCGCTTTGACAAGCTGACCGTATCCTGTTCTTTTCAGTGTTCCAGCAGATGGGCAGCGAAGTTTGCGGCCTTTCGTGATCAGCCATCTATTGCTGTGAATCTGTATGACCTTAAGACAGAAAGCTATAAAAAAAGAACCATGCGCATCCGCAAGTTTAAGAGCTCGAAGGAAAAGAACTCTGAAAAGACGCATGGCACAAACGGCCTTTATACGGTGTCTTTTGAACTGGAGGAATTCTGATGTACAAAGTATCACAAGCCTTTAGGAAGGCAATGAAGCAGAACGTCCAGAGCTACCGGATGAAGGGAACGATTGGAAGTACAGTCTTTGATGACAGCAATATCCTGCAGGGCACATTTTCAATCACCAACCAGTGCTCGGATACAACAGCAGTCCAGATCGGACAGGTGTATATCGGGGAGCTCAAGGTGACGCTGACAAATCTCGATGCACAGCGCTATTCATTAAAGAATAAGGAACTGACGCCGTTTTTTGGAATGCGTCTTGAGGATGGTAGCTATGAGGATATCCCGCTTGGCATCTTTACTGTATCGGAAGCAAACTGGGGGATCAGCGGTGTTGAGATTACAGCCTACGACCATATGGCAAAGCTTGAAGAAGAGTTCAATGCTTCGAAGCTCGAAGGTACGCCGTTTGAAATAAGCACTCTTGCATGCAAAGCGTGCGGCGTCGAACTTGGAACTTCGGGTGTGGAATTCAGCACCTTTGTGAATGGGACGGTTCGACTGGAAATAGAAGCAGAGAATGATGTGAGTACATGGCGAGAGCTTTTATCCTGGGTTGCTGAAACCTGCGGGTGCAATGTGATGGCGGATCGCTATGGAAAGATAGTTTTCCGTGCATACGGAGATTCGACGGTGGATGAAATTGATGCATCTCACCGGTTTGCCGGATGTACTTTCGGAGATTATACAACCAGATATACCGGGCTTTCCGTTGTTGATAATAAAGAGCAGCAGACGAAGTACTACCATCAGGAAGTGGATGATGGTCTTACTTATAATCTTGGAGCGAATCCATTTCTTCAGATCAACTCAAAGTCTGATATCGAGGCAATAAGAAAGAATATCCTTGCGGCGCTGTCATCTATAAAGTATGTGCCTTTCAAGACGACGCTGATCGGCAGCCCTGCCTATGATCTGATGGATGTGTTCTGTTTTTCAGGAGGAAGCGCGGATGGCACGAAGATCTCGTGCATGACCAAGTATGTGTTCAACTATAACCGAAGCTATGAGATGGAAGGTGTCGGTCAGAATCCTGCTCTTTTTACAAGAAACAGCAAGAGCGATAAAGATTTGTCCGGACTGGTATCTGAGGTGGATTCCATCACAAGCTCCATCAATAACCTTCTTTTTGACTATAACACGGGAAGAATTGTATTCGGGCAGAGAGAACGCATCGCAGGAATGATCACCTACTATATCAGCAAGACAGCGGATGTAGAGGGGCACTTTCTGATGAACTATACGGCAAGCGAATCTACGCATGTGATTGTTCGATTTTATGACGTGAATGTCGAAGAGCTGTTTTCTCCTTTGGAATATGACCTTCCGGCTGGCGATGGAACACTTGGAATTCCGCATTCGTATCTGAGCAGGGCAGAAGGCGTTCATTCTGCGTATGTGACTGTGCAGTGCACGCTTGGCACGATTGTGTCAGAGACAAGAGATATCTTCTTTACGATCAATGCTGGAAACTATGCTGAGGCAGTGGATGAAATTGGAATGGATATTCGAGATATCACCATGCGTCAGCTTTTGGAATCCAATGGGCCGGATCAGATCTGGTGCATTGGCATTGAAAATAAAAAGGCGTTGCTTTCCAGAAGAGAGTACAGCGACAGCCATAAATCCAGGCAGAAATGGGAAGGCATCTACACGCCGGGTGAAGCAATTGATGCTGCTGTCGAGTTTGATGGCGACTGGGTGCTTCGTACCGGTGCGGATAAGTTCACCATTGAAACGGAGGCAGAGCCGTGGCTCTTCTGGATCACGGAAGACCACAGTCTGTACGCCCAGCATGGTTTAGATGAAGAAACAAGGTTTTTAATGGATTCGGGGATTGCTTCTGTTCATGCATGCAAAGGCTATAACTCGCAAATGTATAAAAGCCAGGATCAGGGCCTTGTTGTTGTGTATGTTTCAGATGACGGAAGTGCCTGTTATCGTCAGTACACACTGAATACAGAAACAGGGGAAAAGATCTGGTCTAACGCAATCAAGCTGAGGGAAGATGAATTCTGGAAAGAGGCAAATGTACACCGCTTGAATGATTACAGACTGGGTTTTGAACTTACCAATGACAGACACAACCTGTGGATGCTGACGGAGAGAACCTATGTGGGTCAGTCTGTTTACCCGGAGAATGCAGGTTTCCGGGATTCGAATCTAACGGGATTCAGCTTTTTTGGAAAAAACGATGAGATTGATTTTGCCGGGAAGGCAGTGCTGTTTGATGATCCGACAAAGCCGGAGACGGTATTTAAAATCCGATATGAATATCCAGTGCTTGCCAGAAGCAAGTCATTCTCAGGGCCGATTGAAGTTTACGTAAATGGAACAAAGCTTGGAAGCGGGGACTATGCGGTAGAACTTCAGGAAAACTTTATTGTAATTACGATGGCAAACGAGGTAGCAGCTACAAGAGCAGATGAGGCTTCGGTTAAAGTAGACGTTTCTGCAAAAGACGCAGAATTCTATCTGTCGAACGGGGATCACGTAAACCGCATCATTCTGGATGATGCAAGTTTCAGCTGGACGATTGAGCGCAAAATCATCACAGTGAATATTCATTGCGAAGAGAATGTTGTTCTGCAGGTGCTTTTGGATGGCAGCTATACCACGACAAAGGTGAAGAACCAGATCAACACAAATGATGATCATGGAGCGATTCATGTTTCTTCCAAAGGAGCCTATATCACAACCAGGATTAATCACGTTGATTCGGAGCAGAAGGACGAAGCTTCTATGAGCATTGCGGCAGCGCTGACCATTATGACCTACATGACAGATGATGCACCGATTTAAGGAGGGCTTATGCAGAATAAATGTCAGATCCTTTTCCATAACGAATATGACATTCAGGTGATTCGTTTGGGAAAGAAGAAAGAATATCACTTCGGGAATGTCACGCTCACAAAGATGCTTGAAGTGAATTTTGGATTTACAGGCGTTCGTATTGGAGGAGGAACCGGAAACCCGTCCTCTTCAGATACGGACGTTTTTTCAAAGCTGTGGGATATTACATGCACTACGACAGTGACAAAGGACGATAAAAAGAATGCGGCAATTCATACGCTGGTGGGAGAGATTCCTCCGGATACCGCACATGTTGGAACGATTACAGAGCTCGGCATTATGGTTGGCACCACGGTTGTCACGCATGCGCTTATCCGTGATGCGGAAGGAAACCCGATGACGATTGAGAAGGATGACCTGACAAAGGTGATTGTTACGGCAAGGATCACAATGAGCCTTGTACCATCCGCTCCATGGAAGGCACTCCCGATTCGCCATACACAGTTCTATATGAAAAAGGCAATGGACGACGAGGGGCAGAACAAGAACTATCAGTGGGGAGGTCTTGGAACTCAGTGGCTTGAGCTCTGCACAAACAGTAATGCGGCGATCGGTGACGGAGAGATGCAGCAGACATACTCCTACATCGGAACTTCCTACTATGCCTATTTCACCAGTGCCTCCTGCTATGGATACGGCAATGCAGCAAAGACGAATGCAGCAGCAGATGGAAAGCGCAAGATGACATTTGACTTCAGAGCACCGGCAACCCTGCTGGATTATCCCGTGTATTTCAATACTGTCCTTCTTGGCGGTCTTTGCTATGCAGAGCTTCCAAACGCAGAGATTGTTCCAAATTACACCATTGCCAACTATCCGGTTGGAACAGGCGATGGAAGCACGAAGGATTTCTTATGTCCGTTCAGCTACTTTGTAAAAGATACGGATTCTATCAAGGTGGCTGATCAGACTCTGACGCGAGGCGTGGACTATGAGGTGATCAGTGACAGCAATCACGAAATGCTGCAGGAGCTGACGCCATTTGCAAGAGCAGAAGCGAGCGGCGGAAACAGAGAAAGCAACAAGTCAGGCGCAGGGCTGTTTACGCGTCCCCTGTATACCTGGCCAGCCAATCAGGCACAGAACTTTGGCAATACGAATGGATGGTATTCAAATCAGAAGAGGTCTGAGTTCATCTCTATGATTACGACAGACGCACCGGGTATTTTTGATCTTAAAAGCTCTTTCAGGCTGAATAAGTTCAGACTTCCGCCGGCATTTACTGCAGCCACATATACCTTATCTGTGTCGGATGATGGGAATACCTTTACACAGGTATTCCAGGAAGTAAAAGAAAAGAACGAGGAGCTTGTCGTAGATTTCGATGCGACTGGACGATACTGGAAGCTTGAAACCACGGTGAATACAACTGCCGCAGCATTCAGCGCAAATCCGATGGATGTTCCGTTCCTTGGCTTTGTGCAGGACGGATACATTCATTTCAAGACCGCACCGTCAAGCGGAACCAGGATCACAATGACGGTTCAGATGGATCGTCCGTTTAAGACGTCGGAGACAGTTATTGATTATTCGGCCGAAGTTGAAATTTCCGTGTAAGGAGGAAGAAAGATGGCGCTTAGTTTTGAAAAAACGATTGATTTGACTTCATATGCCAAGAATCCTGCGCCATCTCATGTGCGGTCACTGTCGATTGTGCATGAGGCAAGTGACGGTGAGCTTGTTCAGTATTACATCAATGAACAAACCAGCACGGAAGAAGATAAGAGCAGCCACGCAATTGGTGTCTATGACAAAGAATCGAAACAGTGGAACTACCATGACTACGACTCTTTGGAATGGGAAGTGCCAAGACAGAGAATCGCAGGCAACCGCATCGAACGTTTAGGAGTGAAAGCATTCCCGGATGTCGGCGCGATTGCTTTTTATAAGCTGGCCTATCGTGATGTTTCTCGTATTGCTGCACCGGTTAATGTGAAAAGCGGAAAGAGCGAAGCACCGATGCTTGAAGGACAAAGCAGCGAGGATGGCAGCATCACATTTAGGATCACGCAGCCGGAGAGCATTGAGTACAAGTGTTATCGCATCGTGATGCAGGACGGAGCTTTTTCGGAAGATTACATCACCTATGATTTGGAACTTACGGTTTCCGCACCAAAAATCTCGGGAAGCTATGAGTGCTTTGCAATTGGCTATCCGGAGGGTGGCGCTTACTGCTCAAAAGACAGCAATACGGTCGTGATTGCAGTTACGGGAAAACAGGAATCTTTTGAGGAACCGTTCTACTCAAAGGAAACCATCACGGAGCTTAAGGCAAGGATCGAGGGCACCTATACCAAAGCAGAAGTAGATGCCATCATTCAGAGCGTACTTGATCGAACTGAAGATGGATCGGAGGTGAAATATTGAAGAAGCTGTATCCAGAAGCAAATATTCAGAGCATTGCCAATGCCATCCGTCAGAAGCTGAATGTGACGACAAAGTTTACAACAGCAGAAATGGCGGATGCAATCATGAGCATTTCCGCTGATGGCTCAGGTGCATCCGGCATGAATTACTTATTCTTAACGGATAAGGAAGGCAGCAGACTCCCGTCTGCGCCGCATGATATTCAGACAGTCTACCTGACTTCTGATACGGTCCTTAGCCCAGAACTGACAGCTAAGGATTTTTCTTCTGAGTTTATTACCGATGCGGAATATGTGAATGCTCTTTTGGCAAAGCTCACGCTGAAACAGGAATCCATGACAACAGGAGAAACGTTCTCCATTCGTGCGCTTAGTTCAGCCTACCAGAATAAGAATGGAAACTCAGTGGCGCTCAGACTTCCAATAAAGAATACGATGGATGAATTTGAGCAGGCCTCTATCGGGCGGCAGGTCATTGCATCTTCCTATTCAGACAGCGGAACCTGCAGCATTCCTCTGTCGAAGTATGGCATCATCCCATTTGGTGCTACAGGCAATACGATCCGGGCATCCAGAGAGCCAGTAAAGTCAGTAACGGTGAATGGCGACTGCATGATGAAGTTTGGTGAGTCTACGCTGTATGTCAACGGACGAGATAACGGATATCTCAATATTTATCTGCTGGAAGTGCCGCTGGATGATGTTGGGTATCTCATACGCATTACCTGGGATGGCTATATGCCGTACAGTCAGAATGAAGCAAACAAAGGAAGCTGGGATGTCTATTTTCTGGGCAATGGTGATTTTTATATTCGAATGGGGAAACAGGGCACAAATGCCTCTGGTACCTATTCGATGAACGGCGTGACCTTTAATAACCCGGGACCTGGAGGATATGTTTCCTTCTATCGCATGGACTATCTGGGCACGCGCTTTGAAGTGAGCTACGAGAAATATGATCCCGCAAAGCACTATGAAAGTGCGGATATTCCATATGCAAAGTTGACGCTTCAGGAGGCATTAACAGAGACAGATACGCTGATTTATTTCCTGAAGAGCGATGTGGATGACAATACCTACACCATAAAAAATGAAGTGATACCCTGGCCGGTCGGCGGGGCATCCTATTCGACATTTTATGTGAGCACCAACTCATGGATTGGCGTGACTGGCAGCAGTGAAGAGATTCGGATCAACCGCAAGGATGCCAAAGCGCACAATCTGCTTCACGGCATCTATGAGCTTACAGATCTTGGCCTTAAGTGCTATAAAATCCGCTGGGTCGGATATGACTATTACAGGAACAGCAGCACGGTTAATCAGATCTACGATGTCTTCTTTTTTGAAAACGGAGACGCAATGATTCGAATGGAAAAAATGCAGGGTACGAGTGATGGCACATTCTCTTTCTTTGGAGCATCTTACAGCATCAAGGAAGGCGAGTGCGTTTCATTTTATCGAAAGGACGAAGGAAGCAAAGAGTTTATCGCAGAGACTGGTCTTTACGACATCTCGAAAGCATAAGAATTAACTATAATGAGCAAAGGATTAAGCAAGTTAAATATTGTTAATGGGCATCTCAATTCGAGGTGCTTTTTTTGTACCTGAAATTCAAAGGAGGATTAAACAGATGAAGGAATTTTGGAACACGATTCAAATTATTTTTGCGGCTATTGGAGGATGGCTGGGCTATTTTCTTGGCGGCTGTGACGGGCTTCTGTATGCACTGATTGCATTTGCAGTGATTGATTACATCACTGGTGTAATGTGCGCTATTACAGACAAAACTCTCTCTAGTGAGGTGGGTTTTAAAGGTATCTGCAGGAAGGTTCTTGTTTTCTTACTGGTGGGAATTGCTAATGTCTTGGATGTGCAGGTCATCGGTACTGGAAGCGTACTTCGAACTGCAGTAATTTTTTTCTACATTTCCAATGAAGGCGTGAGCCTTTTGGAAAATGCGGCGCATCTTGGACTGCCAGTTCCAGAGAAAATCAAAATGGTTTTAGAACAGCTCCATGACAGAGCGGAAAGTGAGGAAGAATAAAATGGTAAAAGGAATTGATGTATCAACATGGCAGGGAAATATTAACTTTAATCAGGTGAAGGCATCTGGTATCGAATTTGTAATCATTCGTGCAGGATATGGGAATGCTGTGAAGGATAACTGGTTTGAAGAAAACTATCGTAAAGCAAAAGCGGCAGGATTAAATGTCGGAGCGTATTGGTATTCTTACGCATCCAGTGCAGAAGGAGCCAAGCTGGAAGCTCAGGGATGTGCAAGAGTACTTGCAGGAAAACAGTTTGAATATCCAATCTATTTTGATATTGAAGAAAAATCTCAATTGAATAGAGGACAGGCATTCTGCTCCAGTCTAGTGTCTGCTTTCTGTAACGAGATGGAAAGAATGGGCTATTATGCGGGGTTCTATGCATCTTTATCAGCTGCATTAAATTACATCTCACCTGAAGTGAGAAGTAGATATGCTTTCTGGGTAGCACAGTGGAATAGCAGATGTACCTATTCAGGCAATTACGGCTTGTGGCAGTATTCTTCTAATGGAGCTGTTTCAGGAATCGGAGGAAGAGTTGACATGGATATGTCTTATGTGGATTATCCATCTGTCATTAAAAAAGGTGGATTCAATGGATTTGGAAAAGGAACCTCTGTTCCAAGCTCTTCTCAGAAGTCTGTTGACCAGTTAGCAAAAGAAGTGATTGCTGGAAATTGGGGCAATGGTGAAGATCGTAAAAATCGATTGTCTTCTGCCGGCTATGACTATAATGCTGTACAAGCAAGAGTGAATACTCTGATGGGATGTAATCCAACGGCAAAAATATCAGAAGGTGATAAAGTGAAGGTCATCAATGCTGTGTCTTACAATGGTGCATCTTTTAAATGCTGGTATGATTCTTATACGGTAATGGAAGTAAGAGGTGATCGAGCTGTTATTGGAGTCGATGGCATTGTTACCGCAGCAATCAATATTAACAATCTTAAAAGAGTGTAAGCATGCAGGCATCTGTCAGAAATGGCAGGTGCCTATTTTTTTTGCCTTCGCGAAACAAAAACAGTCTTCTTGTGTCGGTTAACAGGTGAGTAAAAAAGCAGATTAGCAGACTCAAGGGAGGCAGCAAAACTATGAATACAAAAGTGACCGAATTGGAGAATGGAAGACTTCCAATCGACTACATGCCTTACTCACCGACAGTGGAGGATTTAAAGCATGAATACCAGTACTCACTGGCACATCGAATGATCGAAAGGCTGTTTAGTGAAGGTAGAATTTCAAAGACAGAATTCAACAAATTAGAGGCGGATTTTCGTGAAAAATACGTACCTCATTTAGCAGAGATAATGCCTGAAATTCGTTGATAGTACAGGGCTTTAGAGCGAATATGTCACCTGACGAAAGGAGGCTGAAACAGTGAAACGGATCACAAAAATTGAACCGACACAAAGCAAAGAAGTACATAAAACAAGAGTAGCTGCTTACTGCCGCGTTTCGACAGGAAAGGACGAGCAGCTTGAAAGCCTGAAGACTCAGCGCAGTCATTATGAAGAGTACATAAAAGAACATGATGACTGGGAGTTTGCAGGGCTCTATTACGACGAAGGCATCACCGGAACCAAGAAGGAGCTTAGAGCTGATCTTCTTCGGATGCTCGAAGACTGCAGGGAAGGCAAGATCGACTTCATCCTTACAAAATCGATCAGTCGATTCTCAAGAAACAAGATTGACTGTCTTTCGATGGTTAGAGAGCTCCTTGGCCTTGGAATAGGCATTTACTTCGAAAAGGAAAACATCAACACAAAGACAATGAATGACGAGTTCCTTCTGACTATTCTTTCCAGCATAGCTGAAGCGGAATCGCAGTCCATTTCTTCTAATGAAAAGTGGGGAGTCATAAAAAGGATGCAGGCCGGAACCTTTAAACAGGGAATGGCACCATATGGATACGATACGAAGGATGGAACGCTTGTGATTAACGAGGAACAGGCGGAGATTGTTCAATTTATTTTCAAGAGAACACTCGCTGGTGCTGGAAGCTACAAGCTCGCACAGGAACTGAATGAAAAAAGCATTCCTTCACCGGGCAATAAAAAATGGTACCTGGGATCCGTGAAGGGAATCCTTAGAAACGAACGGTATATTGGAGACTGCCTTTACCAGAAGACGTATACCACAGAAAGCTTCGTGAAGAAGACGAATAAAGGTGAAGTTGACCAGTACTACGTCGAGAATCATCACGAGCCGATCATCAGCCGGGAAGATTATGAACGGGTGCAGGACTTGATTGATCAGCGATGCATAGACAAGAATGTCGATGTTGGGTCAGAGAAGTACAATGCCCGCTATCCTTTTACGCATAAGCTCAAGTGCGGGGAGTGCGGTAGCTATCTAAAGCATAAATACATCAACGGGCGGGTGAGTGGCAGGTATGAAGCATGGGCTTGCAGCGGTCACATACTCGATAAAAACTCCTGCAGTCTGAAAGCTATACCGCAGGAATGCATTGAAGCAGCTTTTACGACTATGCTGAACAAGCTGATCTTTTCAAAGAAGAAACTCCTAGATTCTTTCCTGAAGACAGTGAAGAACATTGATGCGGGAGGGATCAGTGATAGGCTTGCAGAAATTGAAGAGGAGTTGGATCAGAATGCTAAGAAGGACGCAGCCATATCAAACCTGGCTGCAAGCGGTGTTCTGGATGCAGGGGCGTTTATGAATGCTCAGGCGGAGATAAAAGCAAAGAGGCTGGAGCTGAATACAGAAAAGAGCATGCTGGCCATGCGGCTTACAGAAGGGTACAAGAGCAATGCAGAAGCGATCCGTCTGGTACAGCTTATCGATCACTTAACGATCAGCACAGAATTCAATAAAGAAGCATTTGAAAGCATGGTAGAGACTGCAATCGTGCATTCGAGAACAGACATCAGCTTCAAACTGAAATGCGGATTGGAGTTTCATGAGGAGGTGAAGCTGAAATGAGAAGCATACCTTACGGTTACGAATTTAAAGACGGGATGCCATACATCATTCCAGGAGAAGCAGAAAAGGTCAAGCAGGCTTTCAATCTTTACCTTTCCGGCGAGTCATTAAGAGCAATCGGTAGGAAGACCGGCATCAACCGAAATCACATCGGAATTTCAAATATCCTAGCAGACGAGCGTTACAAAGGCACCGGGTTTTATCCGAAAATTGTAGAAGCAGACTTATTCGATAAGGCGGCAGCATCCAGAAAAAAACGAAAATCAGAAAAGAACCGTAAGGCATACAGCACCGACAGACCAGGGGCAGCAACAAGGTTCACGCTTAAGGAAGCGGATCATCATTACGAAGATCCATTCCGCGAAGCTCAGTACATATACAGCCTGATTCAGGAGAAGGAGTAAGAACATGTCAGAAATGAAAGTGACGGTGATTCCAGCAAGGCGCCGCAGAAGAAATCTTGCTGCACCGGAAGAGATAAAGAAGCTGCGTGTAGCTGCCTACTGCCGAGTATCTACAGATACAGAGGAGCAGGAAACAAGCTACGATGCTCAGATCGAACACTTTACCAAATACATCAAAGGAAATAAGGAGTGGGAGTTCGCAGGCATCTATGCTGATGAAGGAATCAGCGCTACCAACACAAAGAAGCGAGAGCAGTTCAACCAGATGGTGCAGGACGCTCAGGACGGCAAGATTGATATGATCATCACAAAGTCCATTTCTCGATTTGCAAGAAATACCCTGGACTGTCTGAAGACGGTCCGCAAGCTCAAAGAGAAGAATGTGCCGGTGTTCTTTGAAAAGGAGAACATCAACACAATGGACGCTTCCGGAGAGCTGCTCCTTACCATCATGTCCTCGATTGCTCAGCAGGAAAGTGAATCCCTATCCAAGAATGTGAAGATCGGATTGCAGTACCGTTTCCAGCAGGGGAAGATGAGCTTAAATTACAACCGATTCCTGGGATACACAAGAGATGAGGAAGGAAAGCTTGTTATTGTTTCGGAAGAAGCAGAGACGGTAAAGCGCATCTTTAGAGAGTACCTGGAAGGCGGCAGCACGACAGGAATTGCAGCAGGACTTGAAGCAGACGGGATACTTACTGGAGCAAACAGGAAGAAATGGTATGGGACCACAGTTGATAAGATCCTGAGAAACGAAAAGTACATAGGTGATGCGGTTTTGCAGAAAACATATACGGTGGACTTTCTCGAGAAGAAGCGAGCGAAGAATGATGGCCTGATTCCTCAGTACTATGTTGAAGGAAGCCATGAGGCGATTATCAGCGATCAGATATTCATGGAGGTACAGGCTGAGATTGCAAGGCGAGCTGCATTGAGAACGGACACCAAAGACAAGTCTTCCTATTTCAGTAAGTATGCTTTTCTGGGAATTGTCTTCTGTGGAGAATGCGGAAGCCCATACCGAAGGCTGACATGGACGCCGCATGGAAAGAAGAGGTATGTGTGGAGGTGCCGAAAGAGAGTCTCAAAGGGAGTGGATAACTGTCAGAGCAGAACGCTTCATGAGGAAGTTTTGCAGGCTGCAGTAGTTCAGGCAATTAAGCAGACCATCTGCAGTCCGGAAACGGAATATACTGCTATTGAAGCAAAGGTACTTGAAGAATTGAGTGCCGGTCACGAGGCTGAACTTATGAATATCGAAGAACAGCTAAAAGAACTGCAGGACAAAGTAGTGAAGAGCGTAAACAATAATGATGAGTTTGACAGCCTTGTAGATAAGATTGAGCAGTTGAGAAATCGCAAGGAAGAGCTCACACGGGAGCAGGCGCAGGATCATCGAAATGCAGAATGCATCACGGAGCTTAAAGAGGCTATCGAAGCAGGGAAAGGAGAAGCACTTGCCTACAGCGATAAGCTGGTCAGAGATTTCATTGAGAAAATCGAGGTGTTTCCTAATACACTCAGAGTAACCTTGAAAGCCGGCATCAGCACGATGGTGAAATTGTAAGAAGAATCAGAGGATCGTCATTCGTGACGATCTTTTACTATATGGGAAAGCTATGATTTGCAGTATAATTAAGACACAGAGCAAATCATCACTTCGTTTAATAATTAAGGGTTAGGCGCAGAGGATGTCCTCTGTGCCTGTTTTATTTAGACAGATAAATCGCAAGTTGTGGAGGTAATTATCA